AAAATATAAAGCGTATGAAAAGTCAGGTACCTGTACACTTCCACTTGTAACTGAAGGTACTTGTTGATATACATCTATATCAGCTGTCGCTACACCAGTTACATTTGGTTTATACCCAAACATATAAGCTAATTCATATAAATTATTAGTTTGACGAGCAAACTGTAGGAATGTTTCTTGGATTTGATTATCTTGATAAAATGATAATATATCACCAACATATGCTGCCATTTCCATAAAAGCCATACCTGGTGAGGCTGGACTAAAATCAGTATATGTAGTTGGAAAATATGTTTTAGTAAAGTTAATTAAAGCTTGTCTTAATTCACTAAAATCTTTATTAATATATTTTATGTCTCTATTTTCAGCCATTTTATTGGAATTCTAATTGTAAATTATCATTTATACCTGTGTCTGCAACATTGTAATATAATTCTACTATTATACTATTATTATCTGGGTTTTGTAATATATTTAATGACGAAACTATAACACTAGGAAAAAAGTTAGATATTTGAGTTTGAATATCTTCTTTTAAAAAATCTGTATTTCCTGTTGTTATTTGTTCAAATATAAATGCTCTTAAATTACCACCTAAATTTGGATTTAAGTAACGTTCATTTTTATTTGTTAAAAAATAATTAATTAAATTTGTTTTAACAGCATCTTTAGTGACATATGTTTGGCCAAAAACTCCAGGTTGATTAAAAGGAATAGACACACCTATGGCTACTCTAGGTTTTCTATCAACTGGAAATATTTTTTTAGCTCCGTATGCCATTATTTATTAGGATTTAATAAACCCATTATTTGACTCATGTCTACTTCACCTGGTGGTAAGGATGATCCTTCTGCAGCAGTGTTTGTAGATGTAGGTCTAAACACATTATTACTATTTAAACTAATAGTACCAGATGAGATACCTGCTGTTTCATTTAGAATATCCATGTAACGCTGACGTTTTTCAGGAGTAGGTATGACATTTTCAGTGACAGTACCAAAACCTGTACCTACTGGAACTGATTTAGGTGAGCGGACAGCTTCTAAAAGAATTTCTTTTAATTCTTCTTGAATCGCCTCTTTTACACTTTCTTTAATTATTTTTTTAAATTCACTAGGTTTCATATGATTATAAATATTTAATTAATTAGCTTTTAAATTGTCTCTATCAATAATAAATTTAAGTTCATCTATTAATGTTTGTTGGTTTGTAGTAAAAGATAATGGAGTTTCGATAAGTTTTATACCGTCTGAATTAAGTCCAATTGCTCTATAACGATTCACAGTATCTGTAAATGGTACAGTCTCTATTTGGATTACAAAACCATTATATAAAGCTTCATTAGGACTATCAGTAGCTTCAATAGCTTGATTACTAATATTTATTAAATTTTGATCAATTGGAGCTAATGTTACATTAGAACATTTTAATAATTCAGTGTCTAATTGATTTAATAATAATATAGTATTTTTTATAGTTACTGATAATACTGCTATAGCTATTGCTGCTCCTCCAATTATATTTTGGACTTTTTCTAAACGTGACGCTCCTAAAGTATTATATGTTATTTTATCTGAGGCATTTTGGATAGTACCAATAGTAGTGATTGCTGCACCAGGTACTACAGGTGCAAAACCTAACGCGACATATGATGCTAATGTGGTAACATCTAATATACTTTTAGCTAATACTAATAATTCAAATAAAGTAGCTATACCTGTAAATGCTAATGATGTTTGATCTAAAAATCTAGATATACCATTTAATTTACTTACTATATTATTTCGAGTTTGAACTAATTTATTTAATTTATCTGTATTAATACATAATTGACTATCTTTAGCATTTTGGATTTCTTGTGTTAATTTAGGTTCAATTTGGGTTTTAATCTCCTCACCTTTTTTAATAAGTACACTAGATAACTTATCTACACCCTGTCTTTTTAAATTATCAGGTGTAGCATTTTGGATTGTAGTTATATCGATTCCTAAAGCCATTATAGTGTTTTACTTATTTTTGATTTGGTTGTAGATTCTAAATTAATTTTTAGTTGAGATAAGTATGATATTAATTGAGTAGCTGCTGGAGCAACAGCAGGCCCAGCGGGTGTTGTAACACTTTGTAAAGCAATAGATAAAGCAGTTAATTGGTCTACTAAACCTGTTAATAAATCAATTGTAGTGTCACCTTTCAAAACTGATTCAGTAGCTGTTTTACCACCTAATAATATAGATTTAGAATTTAATATAGTATTATTAGTATCAATATTAACTGATTCTATGGCGTTTAAATTAATACTTTTATTAGAACTTAATAAAATATGATCTTTATTACTATTAAATACTAAACGACCTGAACTAAGTATTATTTGTCTATCTTGATATTGATCTGGTTTAGTGGGAGCAGTACCATAACTATTATAGTTAATACTAGCCGCGGCTAATGGTACTTGTTGAGTACTAGTTAAATAAATTGATGATAAATCTTTATTAATATTTTCAATAACAGGTATCCATCCTTCATTAGATATATCTGAGGGTTGGCCATTTTTTAAAATTAAAATGGGATCACCATCAGTACCTGTTATAGACCAATTATTAGGTCTATTTTTTACAGTTGAACCTAAACGAATACTATTTCCCCATCTACCTTCATATATAACATCTCCTTCAAATGGTAATAAAGGATGAATATTAGAACGTTCTTTAAATGTATCACCTAAGAATATTTCTGTTGATTGATCAGTGACTCTTCTAACACTACCAACAGTTGTTTGATTATAATCTTTATTTTGAGAATCAGGTAAGGCATTAGGTGTATCTGGATAAGCATTATGATGAGGATGGTTCCATAATGCTATAGTATTTATATAATAAGTTGTTTTTAAAGCAGTATTAGTACCTATATTAGTAGATGGTAAATTAATAACATAAACTAATTCATTAATTAAAGGATAATTTTTTATATTACTATATAAAGGACGAGCATATTGAAATAAAGATATATTATTATTAATATTAGGAATTTCTATATTATCATCATATAAAATAGTACCTATACTATTAGGTCCACCCAATTCATTATATCTTGGATGACTTGGATCTAAAATAATACTTTTAACTCTTACAGCTTTAATAGTACCTAACTTTTCATTTTCAATGTTGGTTAGTATATTACTGTAGGCTATAGGATTATAGGTATTATTTATAGCATTTTGTCCTTCTTTATATGTAGGCATTACTTACCCTCCTGTATTTTTTCTATTTCAGCCATTAATTGTGCTCTTTCTTCCTCAGATATACCTAAACTATCACCACTTTCAGATATATTAGACATGGTTCTTTGGATAATGGTAGCAATTTTAACTAATTGCTCATCATTTTTAACATCAATTTCTAGGTATTCTTTAATTAAGGGAACAATTAATGTAGCATCACTTATTTCTTGTACAAGAGGCTTCAACTCAGCTATTAACGCTGATATTTGGCGAGATTTTTTCTTTTGGTTATCATAAATCTCTTCAAGTAAATTTGAAAATGTTTTTTTACCAAATACTATTTTATTAAAATCACTCATATTTATTAGTATCTATTTATAATAAATATAGGATAATTAAAACTTTACATATCCATACTCTAGATAATGAGCATAGCCATTTTTAAATATAGAGTATAATGTATTGGCTATTTTGGTTATTTTAGGTGTTTTAACATCAATTATTTCTCGTATATAAATATATAACGCTTTTTTATTAAATATATCTAAATATTCACGTTTACGAAATAACTCAAGAACAGCATCAGCTACTTTAGCATCATTTTCTTTAGGAAAAATTTTATAAATATTATTAGTACAATAAGTTATATATTGCTCTATAAACCAATATAACTGATCATTAGTACTAATATTATTATCTAATGTGTATGAAAATTCTTCATTTTCCTCAATATCCTCAACCATTACTTTATCAACACGCTTTTTATAATTTTTAGCATTATCAATAATTAAATAACGTTTAGCAATTGTCCCAAAATATGAATATGCTTTAGCTCCTTTATTTGGGTTGAATAAGTGAATTTTAGAAAGTAAAAATGTAATTACTTCATGTTGTAAATCCTCAATATTATCTACCTCAGTATAATAAAACTTGAAGGTATGAATAATATTTTCAGTTAATTTAAAAAAGGCAGGATGTATTTTCTGATAGTATATTCTACTTCTTTCCTTAAAAGAATCTGTATTGTTATATAATACTATAGCCTGTTCAGTTTCAGAAGTGAAGTAGGGAATAGACTTTTTTCTAACTTTAGTCATACTACTTATTTAGGTAATTTATATTGATTTAAGATGTCTTGAATTTGTTTTACTTTAGTAAAAAAGAATCCAATTTCATCATCACTTTTAAACATACCTCTCTCATCAATTTCTTTTAATTTTTTATCAGTGTAATGAATAGTATCACTAATATTGTCAATATACTTTTTTTGAGAGAAGATTATATCTTCAGCCTTTTCATTTTTTCTTAGAAGGTTAATAGTCGTGAATGTTAATATCACGACTAAAACACTTAAAATACTAATTATAATTGTTATCATAAATTGTCTAACATATTTTTTAAACTATCACTCTTAATACTACCTAATGCTTTTGCTTTAGTAGTTACTTTAGATGATTTTTTCTCTGTTATAGTAAAATTTTTCTCTGAGGAAGACAAGTTTGATTTTAACTTAGGTAACCATTCACGTTCAAATTCAACTCTAGCAGCTAATAAATCAGCCTGATGGATAATATAAATTAATGAAGTACGTGGTTTAGTCTCAGGCATCCAAGTCATTAAATAAGGCTTATTTGCATCATCATATAAACCATCATGAAGTTTGATTGCTAGTAATTCATTTTTAGAATATGAAATACCATGTTCATTTAATAAATATAAACCTCTATCAGGAACTGACATATATTCTAAGCGGTCATTGAATTTATAATCTTCACCTAGTTTATCTTTTCTCCATTGATCAGTCTGAGGAATATATGCCTCATTTTCTTGATCACCCATTTTACCTAGATCATGATTTAGAGCTGAGAATACTAGTTCTTCAATTGTATAAGTAGTAGTGTCTACTCCATACTTAACCCACACATTATGAATGTCTAAAGCAGCATCTATAACTCTAAGAACATGTTCAACATATCCTCCTGGGAATGCATTGTGATATTCTTTTTTATGAGCAGCAGGCATAAGCATAATACGCTCAGCATATTTTTCATAAAATTCTTTAAGTTTAGTCTTACGTGGCTCTGAAATGTAAGCATCTATTCTAGACATTAACTTAGCCCAATTGTCTTGTATTTGTTCTGCTGTTAAATTCATAATTATTGTAACCCAAATCCTTCCTCAGGTGATAATGGTTCTTGTTGAATAAATGATTTTACCTCGGCTAATATTTCCTCAGTGTTCTCAATAGTCTTAATAAACTCTTGAATTGGTGCTCCTCGGTTTACCATAAACCTTAGCGCCTTTAATTGCGCCTCGATATTCTCTATCTTACGCGTTGATAATTCTCTATACCTCATATTATTATATTTGTTTCCTAATTCCTTAAACCCGTAATTAGAATATACGGGTACTATATTCAATAGCCAAGCTTAGGATAAACTTTGTTCTACTATATCTTTAATTGGTAAGATAAAAGCACATTTTTCATACTCTTCATTTTCCTCAAAATAAGACATAGATAATTTTAAAGCTGTTAAAAACTCTAAACTCGCTTTATCTTTTATAGTCTGAAGATGTATATCATCATTTATATCTAATCTATTGATAAAAACGTAGGATCTAGTGTATATAAGGTATTCTCCAGCATTAATAACATCATTCATATCCATATTAGGGAAGGCGGCTTTAAACACACTTATGTGGGCTAAATTAAAATTAGAATGATTCATTATTATCTTAGTGAACATACCTACCCAGAAAGAAGGGTGTTCACTAATGTCTTTATACACTTGTTTTTTGACATTAATGTTGTCTTCAAATAAACCAAATATTTTATCTATATCCATAAACAAGGGAAAATCCCTGACTAGTTTTAAACTTCATCAGGGATTAAATGTTAGTTTACTGAATCTACAGTAAGTGTATCTTGAACAGATACTGAGTCAATTACAGTTGATGTTGAATCAGTTGTTGATACTGTTTTGTTTTCTGTTGATTGGCAAGAGATCATAACTACTGCCAATAGTGCTAGTGCTACTACTTTTTTCATTTTTGTTTGTTTGTTTTTAATTGTTTAATTATAAATATAAAATGTTCCTTTAATTAGGCAAATTTAATGTCCTCTATTTTTATACCTGATAAACTTTTAAATTCATTATTTAATCTGTCAATGAAATATTCTTTAATTAGTGATTCATGTTCTGTATTTGTAAAATTTTTAACTAAACCACCTGCAAATTGTTTCCAATCTTTATCCCAATATATTTCTTTAGATCTAAATGTATTTAATAGAGTTTTTAAATTACGATTATTCATTGTTAATTGATTTATAATACCTCTATTACGTCTAGTATTACTATTATTTCCCATATTAACAAAATTATTTAACATTAAAGATATTTTGTATAATGTATAATCATTAATTTCTAAATTAGAAAGCATTTCTAATCCTAATTTAATATTAGCTGCATCTTTACTATAGATCATATCTTTTAATGTATTTTCAATTTCATTATCTAATTGAACACCTTCTTTATTAAGATCTGATATAAGATCTTCATCAAATACTACTTTAATATTAGGATTATTATAAATAAAGTTTATAATCTCTAATACATCTATCATTTTATTATTTCTATAAACACGATATCCTTCATCTTTAATAAGATGAGTATTAATAAATGATGAGTATTTTTTTGAATACTTTAATAGACTTTTATTTGTGCCTTTATTTACATATTCTTCTGGGATATAAAGCCATTTATTAAGATCTTTAGGTTTATCTTTAAATAATTCCTCACTTCTTTTAATAGTTTTAAAAACTATATTAACAAACTCTTCATTAAGAAAATAAACTGTTTTAGATTCTTTTAATTCATTGTTTCCTAAAATATCTAATAATATTTTTTTACTTAATAAAATACAAGTACTTTGTTGTATTCTAGTTGTACGTTTAATACCTTTTTCTGTTATAAATTCCTTTAATTTAAAACGAGGTATATCACTAGCTTGACTTGTATATATAATATCTTTACTATCTAATTTATTATTAGAATTTAGTAATTCATTTATTTTAGTTTTTGAATTATTTATATAATCTAATTCAAACCAAACAAACTTATTCCAATATGAATGTTGTAATTCATCATTATAGCTATTATAATAAATTTCCTTTACTTTATTTTTATTCATAATCTTTATTATTTAACAATATACTTAACTAAATCTTTATTTAACATCAATAAACTAAATTTAGATGAATTTTCATTGTAAATTGATTTTACCATTTGATAACAAATATCAGTTGCAAAAACACCTTCAATTACAATTTTACTTAAACGATCAATAATTGGTTTTTCTATTTTATTTGTTTTAGCATAAACACCTAAATAGTTAGTAATCCTAGTACCTAATGTTGAAGCAATATCTGCTCTATAATTCTTATCTTTACCAACTAAACCTTTTAAAGTAGTCATAACATATTTTTCATCTTGTTCAAATATATTTTGAGGTGAAATCATTTTATCTAATTTATTATTAATAAACATTGTAAATAAACTAGCAAATTCTTGACCAACACTACCTTCACCTATCATTTGAATCAAAGGTAATTCATTTTCAAATGATTTAATAGATGATATTGAATTAAAAAACATTACAATACTTCTAGCATTTATCTCTTTAGTAACTAACTCAGGATGCATTAATAAAAAGTTTATACATCTACCATCTAATCCATTTTCTTCAGCCCATTTGCCCCAAGTATTTAAATCAAATTTTAGATTAGCAGATATAAATCTTGTTTTCTGGGCTGTATCAATACTATTAACTAAATAATCACCATTATCAGGATTAGCAGTTAATATAATATGCCAATCTTTAGGTAATTTCCAACTGATATATTGTTGACGATCTATTAGTTCCATAACAGCTTGAATAAACCTAACATCAGCTCTATTCCAATCATCTAATAGTAACACACCACCATTTGTTTTACCACTAATCCATTCAGGTGGACAATAACTCATTCTATTTTTAGAAGTTGATTTATAACCTAATTTTCTATATTCATCAAATGCATGTTCATCAACCCACATTTTATCTCCATCTAATTCCATTTCAAATTGGCGAATTGGAAAACCTACTAAATCACCAATTTCTTCAATTTGTGCTAAATTTAATTTAACAAAATTTAAACCTAATTCATCTGCTAATTGAATTATTGATGAGGTTTTACCAATACCTGATTCACCAACTACTTCTGTTGATACAGGTGATTTACCATTATCTTGTAAATAACGATTGTTAGTGATAATGTGTTTTAAAAAATCCTTTAGTTCATTTGGATTTAATGATAATGCTTCTGTTTTTGATGTTTTTTTAGCCATAACCTTTATTAATTAATTTTTTTACATTTTAAATATAACAAATTTTTCCTAGAAAGCCAAATCTGGGTCACTAGTATATTTTCTTTTATTGGTTCTATATTTTTCAATATCTTTTAATACACGAAAATATTTATCCGCATTTTTTCTATGAAATAATTCTTCTAAATCTTCCCAATGCTTAAATTGTTTACCAACCCTAACATCAAAAGCATATTTAGCTTTAGCAGCTAATATAATTGATGGGTGTGTTAATTTAATTCCCCATGTTTGATCATCATGTGTTTTATATGTGATTGGTAGGTAATCACGTTTTGATAGATAAGTATGATTAAAAAAATCTATTTTATATCTTTGTATTAACTGTTTATATCCACTGGGTTGGAGATTACTATCCATAATTTCTACCTCTTCTAATTTTGTAAATAATAGCAAATCCTGTTTTAAAAGTTTTTCATCTACAATATGTCCTTCAGGTTTATAAGGATTTTCATCTCTATTAATCAAATTAAAGAAATCAACTATAATAGATAATTCTTGTTGAGTTAGAGGTTCAGTTAAAGAAAAATCTAAATCAGGTTGTCTAAGTGTTTCTTCAAACTCCATTAAACCTAACATTTTCATAGCTAAGCTTCCTCCTAAAACTACTTTATCAGATAAAGTAAAATAAGGTAATATAAATTGTTCATACATTGGATGAAGCATTTTACTACATACTAAACCCTCAGTATTATTAACATAAAAATATGATTTCATATTATCTTTTAATTTGAACTTTAGCTCCAGGCAAATTATAAGTTGATGTACCATTTTCACTTATAACCCATAATATAGGTCTAACTGGTTTAGTTTTTGGAGCTGGACATTCACCATCAGTTAAATAAATAATGTTTTGATATTTATGTTTATGTTCATTTAAGTAAACCATTACAGGTTCAAAATCAGTTCCTCCTCTACCTTTAACATCAATTTTTTCTTTTTGTTTACCATCATATTTGTATACTCTTTGAATAGCGGCATCACATTCAATAATATCTATTTCAGTGCCTGTTTTATAGATATGATGTATTTCATTAAAAAATTCTTGTAAATCTTTAGCACCAACTGAACCTGAGGTATCTATTGCTACTAAAGTATTTTTACGTTGTTTAATTTTTAATGCTGGATTACCCACAAAACGTTTATTTAATTTACGTCTTGTTTTCTTAGTATATACTTTAGTAGCCATACCATTAAAACGTCTTAAATATGCTTTCCAATCAATTACTGGTTCTACTATTTCAAATAAACCATTAATATAATCTGCTATTTCTGAAGGTATAGTCCCTCTTGATTTGTTTATTTGTTCTGCTATTTCTTTTAATTGATGGTCAATTTGTTTACCTAATAACTTTTTATCAGCCTCACTCATACCCTCAAATTCTTTCCACATTTCATGAGTACAAGGAACAGTCATGGTTGAACCATCATCTAATGTTATAGTTATTTCTGTTCCATCTCCTGATCCAGAAATACCAGGCATACTTATATTTCCTTGCAAAGCATTAACCATGTTAGCTATATTACCATTAGGATTATTTTGAATTTCTTGTTGTAATAAATCATAATAAACTCTAGTACCTGCTTTTTTAGGTAAGTTAAGTTCTTTAAATGGTTTTTTATCTATTTCCAAACCCTCCCAAGTTTTACCTTTCCATTCTTTTTCAATAAATTGATTAATCTCAATATCAGCGGCTATATTTAACAATTCTTTATTTCCATAAGAATCAAGTTGAGATAAATGATGAAATGCTATATGTAACAACTCATGTTTTAAAATAGCCACTTTAGTTTGTTCATCTTGTTTAGACCAAAATTCAGGATTAATCATTAAGGATGTGTTTATATTTTCTTTACAAACACAGGCAGTGCTAATACTTTTATTTAGTTTTTTATTTAAACCAATTAAAAATAGACCATAAAATGGTTCTTTAAACATCAAAGTTTTAGAGTACTTTGCAATCTCAGAGTGAATATTATCTATCATAAATTTTATTTTTACATTTTAAATATAGGAAAGGCTCCCTGAGGAGCCAAACCTATGTTTAGTAATCAATATTAGTTAGTATATTCAAGAGCTAATTTATATAACTCTGAATTCAACTTCATGTCTTGTTGAAAGTTCTTTATTTTACGAGCTTTACGTGTTCTAGTACCATATGAATAATTAAACATTCCATGTGTTAATTTTTCTTGAACTACATTATAAACACTCCATAAATCAGAACCTTTATCTTCAGGACGAGTTGGTGATAACAATTCATTTAAGTCAATTGTGATGTTTTTAACTTCATCCTCATTGAAACGAACTTCAAGTGCTTTTTTAGCAAAATCAAGAGCCATATCTTGATTAAGTTCAATTTGTTTAAACTTATTCATTGAATCAATTGTTAGTGGAAGTTTCTCAACCATTGATTTAATAGTTTCTTGTAGTGTTTCAAAATTGTAACCCATATGACGAATTTTCATATCTTCAAAATTCTTATCTGATACTACTAGTCCGTTTTCACAAACCATTCTAAACAAACCAGCTGTGAAAGTAAAAGCATTTTTACCATCATGACTATTAGTTAATAGAATTTGTGGGTAAACATTATCACCATCTTTTCCTTCAATGATCAAATCATTATTACGGAATACAATTAGGTGTTTCTGAAATCCAACTCCTTTACGAGCACGTACTTGTTTACAATCAATCACTCCCCAACCTAAAAGAGTCATATCATCAATGATACGTTCAGTTGAGATATGTGAATACTTAGTTGAAGTTGATGGAGCAGATGTTTTAGTAAAAATTGAACCTGCTTTTTCTTTAATTTGTTCTTTAGTTAAGAACGTGTTGTTTTGAATATTTAACATAACCTTTATTTATTAATTTTACATCTTAAATATAACATCTTACTCTTGAGGAGCCAAATCAAATGTTTCCCATTCACGTTTTTTCATTGGAACTGGTGTGATTAGATGTTGAATTTTTTCACCATTTGGTTCTTTACAAATAGTATTAGTCATGAAATAATAGATAGGACCATTATATTCATCATGAATTGGGTTATTATCTTTATCCCAAGTAGTTATTCTACGTTTACCACTATATGCTCTAAATTCTCTAGGTGTTACTCTATGCCATTTTTGCATTGACTCAACATAGATTTCTAGACATCTCCATGATTCAAAATCATAAATAATTTTAACTGTATTACCTTTCTTTTCACTCATAATGTAAAGATAACGAAGGCTCCCTGAGGAGCCAAACGTTTTCTTTAAAAATATGTAAGTGATTACTTTATATCTGCACTCTCGATTAAAGTGTAAGTAAATGAAGGACCATGAATCTTTGCTGCTTGACGAGCAATAATCATAAATTCTTCAAAGTTTGCTGCCTTTTTAAACACTTGACATCCCTCAGACCAGTTCTCAACATAAGTTGAATCAACACCTGCTTTATGAATATTGATACCAAAGATACCTTCTTGTATTTTAGTTTCATCATAAGTCATATCTTTATTTGCATCACGATAAACTTTAACTGGTTTAGCTTGTTTTAAAGCCTCATATTTACCTTGATGTAAACCTAAAGTATGTGAACCACGATACTGTCCTTCAACCAAACGAGCAACACCTGCTGCATTATGGAATTCTCTTACTCCTTTGGTACCTGGATCAGTTGTGCAAGCCCATTGCTTGAATACCCACGCTCCATTTACTTTGTAAGATACAGTCATTGTATCATCAAATACATTGGTAACTTTATTACCAGTAGCTGAATTACGAACACCAACTATGTTTAAATCATAGTCTTTTGCTCCTTCAAACCATACATAACCTTTTGCTTTTACAGCTGTTTCGATTTGTTCTTTTGTGTAAGTCATATATTTAAATTATTAAAGTGATCCACTTATTAAAGTCGCAACCTGTAATTTTAATTCTTCTATTTGTGTTTGTTGTTCTTGAACAGCTTTAGTTAATATAGCTATTAAACCTCTATCATATATACCCCATTG